TTCAACAACTTTGAACACCGATACCGCACCTGCGATAGCAGCAGACTTCCAAACCTCTAACTCTGGTGCGATAACAGCAGCACCAGTAACTACTCCTAATGCGTTCGTGAGAAACAACGCAATGATTCTGCCTGTAATGTCTTGTGCTTTTTTCATTCTGTGTCACCTTTTTTGAGGAATGTTGCCAACGAATGTATCAGAACTGTTATGCAAGTGATAGCCAACGCCTGCCGCAAAGTAGTTCCAGAAAGGGTAAGCAGCACTAAACCTGTGCCAGCCCAAACCCAAACATTGTCAGTCAAATATTGTTTCATTATCTACGCCTTGCAGATGGTGGTGGCATTGCCACAAGAACTGTAGTGCCTGCAATAATCGTGCGTCTAACAGCCACAGAAACATTGGAATCAACAGGCACATACCCTGAGAAACCATCGTTGCCAAAAATGTTGATCTCATCTTCAAAGGCTTCTTTGACTTCTTGTGGCACATCAGAATTGTTTAGGGCTTCCGCAATCGTTTCTGCTGCCGCTTCAGATAGTTGTGCTTCTTGGATTTCTGCGAACACTTGTGTTGCCTGATCGGAAGATAAGGCTGTTAGCACTTGAACATTTGTGATCAGTTCTGTTGCCTGCTCACTAGACAAATCTGATTCCAACAATGTGTCCACAATCGCTGTTACCTCATCAGGTAACGCCTCATCCAAATCTTCTAGGGCTGCATCAAACTGTTCATCCGATAACGCCTCAGGGAGTTCTGTGCCATCAGGGAAAAGTAAAGTTGTGAGGGTTGGCTCTACAGGTACAGAAGTTTCCAAAGGCTCAGGAACGCTCTCAGGCGGCTCTGGTGGGCTTGTAACCGTGACAAACGGTAGCGTATCGGCTGCACTATTAGTAGGGTTTGTGACCACTTCAGGCAGCGTGGTATCCACCACAGTTGTTTCAGGCGTAGGCTCAACCCATGTTGTTGATGTCGTTGTTCCTGTGGTGGGTTGCTGGACTACCTCTATGGGGCTGGTGGTCGTTGTTGTTGTTGATGTTGTGGATGAAGAAGTGGATGCGGAAGTTGTTGAAGTCTCAGCAACCGTTGTCTGCACATAAGGAATGGTTGAACTAGATGTTGTTGTGGATGGGATCGTGGTCGTTGTTTCTACTGTTGTTGATACTTCTGTTGTCTGTATAGGAATAGTGGTATCAGGAACGGTTGTTTCAACAACAGTGGTTTCAGGAATAGTGGTATCAGGAACAGTTGTTTCAGGAATGGTTGTTTCAGGTGTATAAGTTTCGGCAGTGAAAGCCTCATCAGGCACGATCTCCCACTCGTTATCATCAATCTTCCACGCCAACATCAAACAAGTACCACCGCCATTCTCGTACATCCAAACCTCCAACGGAACACTTCCAGCCTCAAGCACAAGGTTGCCTGACAGAGTGGCAGAACAACCCTGATCAGTCCATGATCCCCAACTGTTACCACCAATAGTTGCTTCACCGCCATCATCAGAAGCCAACCAAAACTCAATCGTTTCATGTTCAGGTATCTCAATGAACCCTGTCATATGAACCATAAACAAATCGCCTGTGCAGTTCTCAAACGGTTCACCGTCATACGAACGGTTGATGTTATTCTCTAACTCGCTACCACATTCCTCATATTCGGTAGTGGACTGAACTGGCGGTATCTCGTCAATCGTGTAATAGGTGGTGTTTAATCCTTGTATTGGTTCTGCGTTAGCGGTTGGTGCGAACAACGCCAAGATTGCTACTGGCGCAAATATCAGCCAACGAGTATTACGCACATCAGGCTTCAGGCGACCATTCGGTAGCCGTGTTACCTTCAGCAACCCACGCTAAGTATTGTTGATAATCAGTGTTGGCAGGGTCGGCAGGGATAACAGCACCGCTTACCGAATCATAAATAAACACTTGACGAGAAATAGCAGATTCTGAAATGTAGTAAATCATAATTCTATTGACGCTTTGTAAGAAAAAATAGCAAAATGGTATGTCGCATTTCCATTCTGATAAATACTGTATCCCAATGCACTAGATGCCTCAAACGAAACATTCGCTGCCGTGCCGACAGCAGAAACATACCAAGTTGCCTGTCCAGCCGTACCAGCATAGGAAACTCCAGAGAATGTCGTTATTGTTGGTGTGGCTCTCATTTCAACAGGGAAAAAAACATTTGTTGTATAACTGTTACCAAATCCACCATTTTGAGCGCCCAGCAACAAATACGGGTTGTTATGATAGTACCTTTGGCATTTAGCCAAAGTAGTGCTGAAGTCCTCAAACTCAAATGGTGTAGCAACAGAACCCAACTCCCATTGAAGTCCAGTCACAAAAATACCGTCACCACTCACATGAGAACCAAGACCCAACTCTATTGATGCCGAACCAAAAGTTGCAGGCATAGTTCTAGCAACCGTATATCTTGCCCACGAAGTTGTCAAAGTAACAGAAGTATCAACATTTGTTCCAGTGAATAAACATGCACCATCAACACCAGCAATAGTGCGTGTACGAACTGTTAGCGCAGTTGAACCAGCGTTTGAATTAACTGCTTTAGCCCAAAAAGAAATAGTTGTTACTTGGTTTTGAAACTGTTTGCAATTCTGATATTCAATTTGCTGACCAGATTGCATATATGCGTTAGTTGCTGAGGCAACATGTTTCCACGAATACCTATATTGAACAGAAGGTACATCAGTCTCTTGTGATTGTGTTCCACCAGTCGGAATATCTCTTGCCCATCTATCAGCAACATAAGTTTTGCTAGTTACAGTTGATGTTGTTCCACGCTGCCAGACATCAAACCCACCGTTGATAACAACATTACGATTTGATGTAGAGATCGTTCCAATGTTAGAACCTGAAACAGCCTGCCACGCTGAACCTGTGTAATACCAAAGAGTGTCGGTATCAGATGTGTAAGCAAACATTCCCTCAGCCAAAACAGGTTCACCTGTACCACCGAACGCTGCATCACGAGCAGTAGTGGAAGCGAACTTCATAATCGCCTGATCCATCAAAAATGTATTGACCTGTGCAGCGGTAAGTACATCGCCGCTGTTAAAGAGTTTTGCGCCTGCGCCTGCCATAGTGCCTCCGAGTGTACCCTACTGTAAAGCGTTCGTGCTATCCATGACACCAAAAGTTGCATCATCCAAAATGAATGGAAATAGCAAGTCTGCTACAGCCAAACCGATCTCAACCCTATGATCTGACGGGGTAATAGAATGTTTCACAGATTCAATGCTGTAAGGCACAGTGACCGAAGCAGGGCTGCCAGTTGGATAGGTTCGGGTGATTTCAATAACATCAGCGATATCCAAATTGGTTACATCTGTTTGCTGCCCCGAATCCAAAATGTTGTAAATCGTTTGCAGTTTGTCAAAACGGTACACAGGTTCTTTATATCGTGACAAAAGTTCAACAGCCAAAGTATTCGCCGCAGCATCATCCGCCAACAACAACCCTGAAAGATTCAAAGTAGAAATACCATATTCAGTTTGTGAAGCAACATCATTAGCGGTCTGATCTGTGCCACCCTCAACCGAGGCAACCACCTTGTTGTATAAGAACTCTTGACCATACAAAACTTGTAGCCCTGTATAAGGCAGATTGATTCCTGCTTGATCGCTGAAAGTTGCTGAAACAGTAAAAAAGGATGCTGACACACGATCCGTAAAAGTGATGTCACCGTTAGCAGCAACATAGAAATAGCCTTGCTCAGACAACGCCACATTCTGCAGATAAGAAAGAACATTGGTGTTCGCAGCAATATCAAAAGTTGCGCCACCACCCAAAGTTGCTGAACCAGCATCAATGTTACGGCTCGCAGGATAAGCCACTTCAGGCAAATCAAGAATCGTGGTTACCCGTGTGCCAGACAGTTCTGCAACAGGTGTAATAGGTGAACCGATAAAAGTGTTTGCCAATAGCACGAAGTCATCTGCTGCCGTGATTACAACGGTTGAGTTATCTATAGACGCTGTTGATCGTTGCGGATTATAGACAACATCAATATCGGTGATACGCCCAATGAATATTGGTACACCGTTAGATTTGATGGTTACTTTACGGCGTGGTGTAACACCCGATTTGCCTGTTGAAACATCCCAATATGGTGAATCCTGATTGATTGGGTCAAAGCGGCGATCATTGTTTAGCAAAGTGATTGTTGCTGTGCCAGCGTTAAAGTTTTGTAACTGGTCTGAACGCCCACGACTAATAGAAATGTTTTGCACATATTCGGCAACATCGTCACCGATCAAAGTGCCACCAAGAAAATCGTCATCCAAAATGCCATCTTCAGAACTATCAAGCGTAAAAACATTTACAAGAAACCCAAGTTCCATGATTACTTGGATTTCTTCACCCCATGCCATCGTTGTAGCCATTACGCCACCTTTAACGGTAATGCACCATTCCTACGATTATAGCGTTGCAACACATCTACGATCTGATCACCAACAGCGGAAGCATCTGTACCGATACCAGCGTTGATAGTGATGTTGATTGTTTGTCCACCGAACTCACCTAGACGGTCAAGTGGAATTATTGCTTCACTTCCAGCCTCACCTACTAGCCCCATCATCGGACTTGTTACGATGCCGCCTTTTGCGAACGCTGTGAATCCGCCACGCTCTAACATCAAATCACGAGCAATGCCTTCAAATCTAGGGATAACAGCATCAAGAAGTGGATTACCAGTGCTAACAGGTGAAGTTAATACTGGTGCGCCACCACCTAATGAGGGTGCTAAACCTTGAGCAATCCTTGCAGCCTCATCTGCTTCAGCCTTAGCGATCTGCTGTGGTGTTAAACCTTTGGCAGCATCACGGCGTTCTTTTTCTGCCTTAGCCAAATCCCTTGTGGCATCAGCCAAACTTTCATACGCATCAACACGATCTCTTATCGCATCTGATTCTGCTTTCTGAGCATCAGCCAATTCTTTGAGTGCTTCTGTGTATGCTTCACTTCCGATTGCTGCACCATTAACAAGTTCGTTTAACTTTTCTTGTTCCTCATTAACATTTATTTGCGCATCATAAACAGCAATGTTCGCATCCTCTACAGCCATCTTTGCGTCAGCAACAACCCGTTCAGCATCAGCGATTTGCTTCAAAGTAGGAGTATCTGTGCGAAGTGTATTCAGTTGTTTTTCTGCATCTGAAACAGATTTGATTGCGTCACGAACATCAAACTTGGATTCAGCCAAAGCAATCTCTGCCTCACGGATAGCCTGAGGTGTTGCATCTTTGTCTTTGCGCAAATCGGCAAGTTCTTTTTCTGCCTCAAGAACAGCAAAGTTCGCCTGTTCAACATCAAACTTTGCTTTCTGTAATCCGATCTCGCCTGATTCAATATCAAACGGATCAACCTTTTCACGCAACTGCTTCAATGCTTCTTCAGCATCCTTGAGTGCTGTGACACTATCTGCAGCAGATATGTTGGCTTTAGTTAGGTTGCGTTGAGCATCAGCGAGTGTTCTGTTTTGTGCAATAACTTCTTTGCTGTCTAACGAATATCCCTTAAATACTTTGTTGAAATGTGCTTGTGCTTTAGCGGTGTTAGCCAATGATTCTGTGAGTTTGCTGTTCGCATTATCAACGCCTGTTGTTGCATCTTTCAATGATCGTTGAGATTTTGTTACGCCTTGCAGTTTGTCTATAAACTCTTGCATTTTATCTTTGGCTTTTCCAGCGGTATCGGTTGTGCCTTGAAAACTGCTGTTCACTGCTAACAGTTTTTGGCGCAAGGCTGCAGCACCAGTTTCTTGATCTCTGAAGAACTTTCTGTTCCGATCAAAAGTTTTCATTTCAGTTTTATTCATGCCTTCAAAAGCAGCATTGACTTGACGGATTTTTCCTGCTGCATCAACTGCTGCATCTCCAGTGCCAGTAAAGAATCCGACAACATTCTTTAGGAAACCGCCAATAGAACTTATGATGTTTCTTAAACCTTCAAACTTAAGAATCAGCAATGTTACAGCGGTAACAACAATCTGAATGGCTGCAACTATTAAGGCTAACTTGTTTGCTTTTGCAGCAACATTCATTGCCGTTATCGCAACGGTAGCCCCTTGAACTGATTTGCTGAAGATAGGAAGAAGAATTGTGGAAACTGCAACCGTTGCATTGAACATGATCGTTGCAGTTCTAACAATTACAAAGACTGAAACAAGAGCAAATATTGTGTTTCCAAGTCTG